GTGCTGTAATTGCCGCTGGAACCCGCCGTGCTGTAATTGCCGCTGGAACCCGCCGTGCTGTAATTGCCGCTGGAAAAAGGTTCTTTGCCCTTCACCCGATTAAAAACGGCATTCACCGTAGCTTTTACCAGCCCTGCAAAATTCACCTCACCTTTCACCGTCAGCTCAGTGCAGGCCAGCTTACTGTCCTCTTCGCTTTTATCCACGTTCCCGCCGCACTCGACCTCAAAAAAGCGCGGGCCATTCCTCAACGGGTAGTAGTGCAGCACATCCAGCGGGTTCTCGCAGGCGTGCATACCAGCGTGGCAACAGTCAGCCTCGTCCTCATAGTAGGTCTTGCCCACCTCGTACTGCTTGCCACGGCACTGCATATTTTTGTCCATGGCCTTGTAGGCGATGATCTTCTCACTCATGGCGTCCTCCTTACCCTCTTGCAATCACTTCTGAGTCGATCAGCCGCCCCGCCGGGGCGCAGGCACGGTCAAACAGGCTGGTCTGTCCGTTGGTCTGCTGGATCAGCATCACGGTGTTGGTGCTGGGCTTCCACCGCTGGATGTACTCCACGGCTTCGTCAAAGCGCTTGCGGGGGATGTTGCCCACGCTGTTGACCCGGAACCAGTCCTGCACATCGCGGTTGCACTCGCTGTACACCTTTCTGCGCACATGGTTGTCGATGTATGCGGGCGCATCCTCGCCGCCCAGGGCGCTGATCACAGCCCGGCTGATGGCCTTGCGCAGCACACGCTGCTGGTTGTAGTCCACCGTCATGGTGTTCTCCAGCGCCGTGAGCCGCTGCTCCTGTTTCTGGGTGCGGTCGTCCAGCAGAAAAAGCGCCTGCATCTCCTTGCTGAGTCTTGGCATCTGCGGAGTGGCCAGCTTCTTCTCCATCTCGTTGAACGCCGCAATGTACTTCAGCTTCCATTCCAGCGCCGCCTTGCCGGTAAAGCCCATGACCAGCAGGCTGAAGCCGTCGCGGTTCATGAGGTAGGTTCGCTGAGGTCTGCCGTAGCTGTCCGGGGCTTCCGCCTCAAAAAACATCTCCCCAAAATTGGGGACATCTTTCTTGAAGGAATCAATGTCACGCATCACATGGTCGTGACGCTTCTCGAAGTTCTCAGCGATCTGGCGGCTGGATGCCACCGGCTCGCCGTTCTGGGTGGATAAAATGATCTCGTTCAAAATAGCCCTCCTTGTGGTCTGCCCATCCCGTGCTATACTTGAGCGGGAGGGGGTGAAAAAATGAATCAATGGGACTGCCTGAACCAGCGTGCAGACGAATTAGAGCGTGCCTTGAACGCTGGCAGAGGAAATGTTAAAAGCCTGTACGACCCGCAACGACCAACGCTGTATGAGATTCAGCAGCAAAATGCTGATGATGTAAGAAAACTGCTGGAACAATATGAAGCGGATTTAAAAGAACAGGCGAAAGAAAGCAAGAAAAACCGCAAACTGACTATTATTTCAATCATCGTTGGAATCGTAGCCGCCGTTTTTGGTGGTGCTTCTTTTGTTGTTGCTCTTATAACGCTGCTTTTACAACTGTCGTAATAAGAGAGGCAATCATAAACGCAAATGCAATGCTCTGAAAAACGATTGCTGTTATGATGGTTTTGCGATATTCTGCATTACGTTCACGATTGATTTTTCTCTGTCGTTCTTCCATGCGAGAAAATGACCGCATGGTCAAAACGATTTGTCGAAGCTGATACTCAACTTCCTTGTCAAGTTCTGCCTGGCGTTCCTCTTCCACAGGTTCGCTGGGCTTTTTGTTTTGGCTCATTCAGGTTTTCCTCCTTCCTCATCGTAGACCACAAGCTCGTTCAGTGTGACCTTGAAATACTTTGCGAGCTTGAGCAGCTGTGAAAGGCTGGGCCCGTAAATCGAGCGCTCCCACTTCCCGATTGCGCCGTTGCTCAGGCCTGCCGCCGCTTCCAGATCGGTGCGGCTCAGCCCGTGCAACTTGCAAAACTGGTCAATTTTTGATACATTCACTAGCAATTCTCCTTTCCGGGCTTGAAAATCACTAGAAAATATGCTACTATGTAGTTGCGAGGTACAAAGTGAATAAAATCTAGCGTCCGCCCGATATAATATTGTCAGGGGCTTTGGTTTTGTTTGCCCTGTGCTTAGTATTATACTAGCCAAGTGGCTATTTTGCAATAGCCAATCTGCAATTTAGTGAACATTTGGCTATTTTCACAGAATAGCGAGGTCTTTTCTATGCGAAATGTGGAGAGAGCTAAAAAAATCGCTACTGAAAAAGGGATCAATGTTTCTTTTGTATGCCGAGAGATTGGAAAGAGCCGCGGCTATATTTCGCAAATGATAGTAAGCGGACGTGACTTCCCGGATGAAATGCTAGTGCCAGTAGCCAATGCGCTAGGCGTCACGGTTGAGGAATTGACCGGCGAAGGGCAAAAAGAAAAGCCCAATACCTTAGATGGCATTGAGCTTGAAAAATTGTCACCAGCCCGCCGGGCGCTGCTGGAAGCGCTGGAGGGCATGGACGACGAAAACATTATGAAAATTGTTCGGATTGCTCAGGCAGTTAAAAAGGAGCTTCCAGAGTGAGTATAATACATCTTAATAGAAAAGAGCTCAAACTGCTGAAAGCCCTCGATCGGGAATATCCCGGTGGCGTTGAACGGACAAAAGAACTGTTTCAAGACGCTACGGCGCTTGAAGAACTTGGCTTTGCAGAATCTTCTACAACAGGGTTTATGCAGTCCGGATTGCGAATCACAGAAGCCGGAAAGCAATTTTTGCGAGAACGCAACGCAAACAAGTTTTCCTCGCTGATGAAAATAGCAGGCGGCATCGTCACTTTGCTCCTGATTCCGGTGCTGGTAAATCTGATTTCTGATTATGTATTACCGGTACTTTTCAAATAGGAACCACTCGGCCGCCCAGACAAAGCGATAGAAAATATCGTAAACGAAGAAGCGCCGGATCCGGTGCTGGTTTTTGGGCTTGTACCATTTTCCGTCCTCGTCTTGCTTCAAAATGTTCAGTTTACAAAACAGCATAGAACCTCCGAATGACTTCTTGAAGTTGCTTTTCAGATAGCGAAAGAACCTCGCTGGCGGCAAGACGCACAAGTTTGTCGTGCGACTCTTTTTCTTCCAGTATATCATGTTTTGCAAACTTTGTGCTATTTTCTTGCACTTTCTTTTCCTCCTTTAAAAAAGTTTGTTGACAACTTAGTTTTCCGGCAGCTGGTTGGCTGCCTATTTTTGTATATGTGAGGTGCTTATTATGGCAAATGCCTGTCCTGTTTGCGGCGGCAAGCTGGGCCTTCTGAACCGTGAGAAAAGCGCTGACGGCTTGATTTGCGCCGGATGCAGCAACTTCTTTTACTCAAAACTTGGCTTCCGAGCTGCAAAGCAGCCGACAGATGCACTTGCGGCATACTGGGTAACGCTGGAGCAGCGCCGGGCGGCATTTAAGGAGACCGATTCCATCTATGATGGGGATTCTCTTTTTGTGTCCATCGACAAAAACAATCGCCTCTTTTTCTTTGGGCACCGAAGCGGCGACAAAGGCCCGCGCGTGATCTACAGCTTTGATGAGGTCGCCGGGTACGAATCAGATGCGGATGACGTGATGGTCACGCAGTCCGTTGGCGGCATTGGCCGTGCTGTGGTAGGCGCTGCCGTTGCCGGGCCCGTCGGTGCGATCGTGGGCGCTTCCACCGCCAAAAGTGAGACCCGGAAGGGACGCAGCAAGGAAAATGTCTCTATCCGCTTTGAGCTCCCTCTGGGAGAGCAGGTCCTTCCGGTCCAGAAGTACCCCGGCGGCATCACGGAGTTTCTGAGGGAATGCACCTCTGGGAAGGAAAAGGCCGCGCAACCGACAACGGCAGCTGGAAGTGTTGCGGATGAACTGCTGAAATTCAAGCAGCTTCTTGACCTTGGTGCCATCACCGAGGATGAGTACGCAGCAAAGAAATCTCAGCTGCTTGGTATGTAAGTTTGTTTACAACCGCATTATACAACTGCATGTTGTTGCAGTCAATGGGTTTGCCCATCACTCTTTTTGATAGGTTTCATCGAGTTGTTGCAATTTTTGCAATAATTCTCCTGCTCCAGTCTCTGCGCCGCCGGGCGTTTTGGCCGTCATATGTAATGCGTGCAGTGTATTGATCTTGCGGGCGGCGTACATGGTGGCAAGGGCTTGCTGCTCCGGGGTCATATCAACGTAGCAGGCAAGCGCGGCGCGGATGTGCGTGCAAAAGTGGTTCATCTTCTCCATAGTCAATCCTCCCAAGGCTGTGGTGTGCGGTCGGTTCCGTTCAAAACGGTGGCAGGCATACCGTCGATGATGGTCATTTCGGTTTCTTTACCGTTTCTTTGCTCAAAATCCATTTTGTTTTCCCCTTTCTTTTGTGCACATTTATGTCTTATGTTCCAAATTCTACCATGCGCCGTTGGAAAACAAAATACGGATATTTTTTGTCGAATGGCGCAGATTTTTTCTGCGCCATTTTCTGTTAAAAACACGTTGGTTTTACGGGGGCGAAAGTATGAGTTATTTTACGGCAACCCAGATTGGAAAAGCGCTTGCAAAGGCCAGGGTATCTGCCGGCCTGAGCCAAGTGGAGATCGCAAGGCTCATCGAGAAGGGTGAGAGGACGGTACAGAGCTGGGAAAAAGGCTGCACCAGCCCGGACAGTGACGAGGTCATGGATTGGTGCACAGCATGTGGGGTGTCCCCCATCACCGTGTTTATGGAGATGCTGCACCCAGATCTGTATGCGGTTTCCGACAGCGAAAGGCTGGAAGATTCTGTAGATTGGGAGCTGCATCTGCTGATGAGGGCTCTGCCGCCCATCACGAAGCGACTGCTGCTTTTCATTCTGAAGGGCCGACACGGCAGCAGTCCGACTGCGGTGATCTCCGAGATGGCCGCAAACCTGCACTGCCCACTCAACAACCGGGTCAGCGTGTGCGGGACCATCATAGACCAGTATACCTATGCGCAGATTGCTGGCCTTGACCCATGCCCGGACGCTCCGCATCCTCCCATTGACGACCTGAAAATCAACTACAAGGCCGGAAGGGCCGCTGCTGAAAATGGTGCATTCGGATATATCGGGCAGAAAAAGGAGTAAGCCATGAAATGCGTGAGACCATGCTGCCGGAAGGAAATCCCGGATGGTGCTTCTTTTTGTCCGTGGTGCGGGAAGAAACAGCCGGAAGCCGCCCCGAAGCAAAGAAAAAAGCGCCGCCGTCCCAAGGGCAGCGGCAGCGTGTATAAACTGAGCGGGGAGCGGGCAAGACCGTATGTGGCGCTTACAGCCAAAAGGGATGTTCTGGGAACGTTTGAAACGGCAGGCGAAGCAGTACAAGCGCTGGACGCTTACAACGCCCAGAACACCCCCGCTGCGCTTCTGAAATGCACCTTTGCAGATGCCTATACCCAATGGAAATCGCAGCCCAAATTTGACAAGCTCAGCACGGACATGCAAAAGGGGTACGAGCTGGCCTATGCAAAGGCTGCGCCGCTATACGACAGACAATTGCGGGACTTGAAAGCGGCAGATTATCAACAAGTGATTGACCAGATGGTTGAAAAGGGACTTTCCCGCAGCTCCTGCGAAAAGCAGCGCACGCTTTTCAGCCAGATCTGCGAGTGGGCAATGGCGCAGGACATCATAAACAAAAATTACGCCATGCTGCTGCAGCTCCCGGCGGCTACAGGAAAAGCGGAGCGCACTCTGACTGCAGCCGAGATAGAGCAGATCAGCATCTACCAGAATGACCCAAAATTCGGGCAGACGGCTCAGATCGCCATGGTTTTGCTGTACACCGGTATGCGCATTGATGAACTGCTCTCTATGCGCTGTGAGGACGTGCATCTGAAGGAGCACTATATGCAGGGCGGCGAAAAGACCGAAGCAGGCAAAAACCGCATTATCCCGATTCTTGAACCGATTTACAAGACGGTAGCTTTTTGGATGCTGAACAGCGGGTGCGAATGGCTGATACCATCCAAGACCGGCACAAAGCTGGACAAACGCAATGTGGCTACAAAATTCCGTGCCCTGATGCAGGAATGCCATATAGAGGGGGTGCACCCGCATACTCTGCGTCATACGGCCAGCAGTAAAATGGTGGAGTGCGGTCTGGAAAAAACCGCTGTGCAGGCAATCCTCGGTCACAAGAATTTCTCCACAACGGCAAACAAGTACGTGTCACACAACGACCCGACATATTTGTTGCGGGAAATGCAGAAGATGAAGTACTGACTTGTTAGATTGTTTGTTAGATTATCACACGTTTTCAGGTGTTTTTGCACGGTTTCAACAAAAAGAAAAGCGTATAGGAGACTTGTTTTTATCGCCTATACGCTTATTTTTGGAGCTGGTGACAGGAGTTGAACCTGCAACCCACTGATTACAAATCAAATTTATTTAGCGTTTTAATGTGAATAATTATCAATTTGTTAGCTTTCTGCTAGATTATGCACCCCGTGCCAAAACGCTGAAGCTTATGTAAAAATAGCACATTCTATGTCTTTTTACAAGTCGCTTATCTTCCGCATCACTAGCTCATACTCTTTCGGGTACGCCAGCTTTATTGCCTTCATGTGTTCGTCGAGCACCTGCATCAGACCGCCGAAAGGAACAGAGCTGGCAGCCGTCACAAAGTCGCTTTGCGGTTCCGTTGCCGTGGAGTACGCCGCCCGGTAATCCGTGGGCGGCAATGCCTGGGTCTGCGTTTTACGTGCCTGCTTTTCTTCCAGCTCGTCCCGCACAGTGCAGAGGGCGGCAAGCTTTTCCACGCTCTGCCAGTCCGTTGAACCACATTTCAGCTTGTGAATGTGGGTGTTGATCTCGTCAATGTCCATGCCTGCCGCCCCCTTTCTTATGCGTTGCGCAAGATGTCAGCGGCCCGCTTGTATGCATCGCGCTCTGCGCCGGTGGCCTCCTGCATCATGTCCTCGATGTCAGAGATCATGCGCTCACGGCCATCCGTGCGGGAGTAATGCCCACGAACATAGTGACGGCCTCGGTTGGCATAGCTGTTGCCCCGGTTGTAACCGTTTCCGGCATCGTGGCCGAAAGTTCCGCGCATGTCAGCTTCCCACTCGCCCGCACGGCTGTACTCGCCGCCCTCACAGTAATCCTCGATGCGGTGGATGTCCAGAATGATGTCCACGATCTCGCCGATCATCTCAACATCGCCAGGGGACCGGTTCTTTTTGTCGGTCAGCTCCATGAGCTCGTCGCACATCTCATCCTTCAGATGATTCAGTTTATCCAGCATGACTTTGTCTCCTTTCTTATGCTACCCGCTCAACGATCATGTTGCTGTTTGCAATGTTGACCGCCTGCGTGCCGGTGTTTTTAACCGCCACGGTCAAGCAGCAGCCGCGCGGCACCTCGATGAACGCAGCAACGAAAACGTTGAAGTAGTTTTCGACTGCAGCAGGTGTGACAATGGCGGTCGCGCTATTGAGTGCCTCACCGCCGACAGACAGAGCCACGGAAACGGGCCCCACGGCGCCGCCGGTGGGAATGGCGATATTTCCGCCAAAGCTCACCTTGAAGCGGGCCCGGCACTGCCCGCTTGTCAGGCCGCGCAGCGTCACAAGGCCGCTGCCGGCACGGTGCACAATGCACGCAGGCGCTTTCGCCGCAGTCTCGGTGAGGGGAAGGTTCTGCCCAACTGCCACAGTCTGGGTTGCGACAGATGTAAATTCAGCCATTTTATCGGCTCCTTTCATAGAAAAACGCCGGGACTTTTGCCCCGGCGCTCTGGTTTACAAAATCAGCTCAGGGGCTGAACATTTTGATGTGGGCATTTCCATTTTGGAAACAACCACTCAAAAAGCTGTCGTGATTCGGTTATGCGCAGCTGCCGCAGCCGGTCCCACAGCCATAGTAAATGGCGTTGGGGTTGGGCACCTGATAGGCAGGCACGGGAGCTTTCTGCTGCAGAGTTCCGATGATCTGGTTGGTCTGCGCGTTCATCGCGGTGGTCAGGAACGCGCTCTGGCGATCCTGAGAAGCAGCCCGGCGCAGCTCGTTGTTCTCGCTCTGCAGGGTGGCGATCTTATCATTGGTCAGGAAGTCGAGCACCGCGCGGGTGTTGCTGTTCTGATTTTCGATGATGTCCCGGGTGTTGTTGTTCATGGCGTTCTGCGTTGCGCAGAAGCCCTGCTGCATCTGGTTCCGAGTGTCGCACTCCTGAGTGGCCAGATTGTAGTTGACTCCCTGGATCGCGGTCTGGGTCTTGCAGCAGCAGTCTGCCAGCTGTGTAGCCAGAGCATTCTGCCCCTGCATCAGCGCGACGTTGGTGCCGTTAAAGCCCTGCTGCATGGCGTTGGTGACGCCGTTCAGGCCCTGCTGCACGCCGTTGAAGCCCTGAAGCATCCCGGTGTTCATGGCATAGAAGCCATCACACAGGCCGCTTTCCAGCCCGTTCAGCTTGTTCATGACGCTCTGGTTGTCGAAGCCGCGCTGCAGGTCTGCCTGTGTGACAGCGCTGGTCATATAAGGCGAAGCGCCGCCCATGCCGCCGCCCCAGCCAAAGCCGCCCATGCCGCCCCAGCCGAACATGCCGAAAATCAGGAAGAGGACGATCCAGCCCATCCAGTCGCCGCCCCAGCCGTTGAAGCCGTTGCTGTAGCCATTGGCGGGCTGTACCGGCATGGTCAGAACCGTGCTATCAGAAGAAAGAGACATAGTTTTACTCCTTTACGTTAGATTTTGAAATTTATTCTAAATGCGGCCGCATTTTAGAATCCAAACATATTTTTCATGCCGTTGAGCATCGGCGCGATCTGCTGTGCCCGCTGCTGAATGGCGTTGAGCTGCTGTTGTGAGAGCTGCCCGGAGGTGAGCATCTGGTTTATCATCTCCTGCGGGTTCTTTCCCTGCATCTGGCCCATAAACTGCTGGAACTGCCCGCCAATGGGGTTCTGGGTCTGTCGGCCCATCGAGTTGTACAAGCTGCTGCTCATCGTTTAGCTCTCCTTTTCCGGCTCTGGTGCTTCCTGCTTCTCCAACGCCGCCAGCTTTGCCGCCAGCGCGTCGAACTCCTTGCGGGTGACATACTCCCCGCCTGCGGCTTGCGTGGCAGCGATCGACGCTTTGGGGCCGCTGGTGCGTTCTTTGTAGTCGTAGATGCGGAGAGGGAACGGCCTGCCGTCCTGTCCCACTTCTTTGATGTAAAAGGTATCGGAATCGGCATCCAGTAAAAGCACCCGGCTCCCGTTGGCGACCAGATAGCCACGGGCTGCTGCTTCACCCTGTACCCAGATAAAACCGCTGTCAGCCGGTGCGGCCTGTCCCTGCATTGTCGGCATCATGACAGGCTGAGGTTGAAATTGTGCAGCTCGAAGCGTTTCAAGCTGCCCCTGCGGCTGTTGCTGGTAATACACTTGTGGGTATCCGTTATAGATCGGCATTGCTTAGTCCTCCTTGTACCAGTAGTAGATCGGGCATTCTGCGCCGCTGTCCCAGCTGTCCAGCCAGTCGCCGTTGACCACGGCCAGAACGTGCCCGGAGCATCCCAGTACATACACACCGCGCGGGCACTCCCGGGCAAAATCTGCCACCGTGTAACAGGTGGTGCAGTCCGCCTCGACAAGGCGACGCTTGAATCCGTGCTTTTGGAGGTATGCGCCCCATGTGCGGTTGGCGCTGGGCATATCGCCGAGAGCAAAGCCGGTCAGCGCCAATCCAATGTAGGCCTGCTCCCAGCTCTGCCCAGTGGCCGCAGCTACCGCACGCACAGCACAGTCTCCGACGCTGCCCCCGTGGGGGGTGGGGCTGAACTTGATCCACATTGGCGCTTGCCTCCTTTGCGCCCAGTGTAGCAGAACCGCCCGGCGGGAGAGGCAACGAGTGACCAACGAAGGACAAAAATGCTCTATTTTACAAAAAAGAAAAAAGTGCTCATTGAGCACAAAATTTTACAAATAGGCTTGACTTTTACGCTCAATGAGCGTATAATAAAGACAGTGAAAGACACCAACACACAACAACATGGAGGTACAAAATTATGAGAAACGCTATTGAAATCGCCGCTGACATCCGCAAGTCCGATGTCTGGGATTACGAGCTGTGCACCGAGCTGTGCAAGGCAGCTGACATGGAAGAAGAGTGGGAAGCTGCATCCGCTGGCGATTACGACTGGAACGACCCGAATCGCGGCCCCTCGTTTGAAGAAGTCGTTGAAGCCGCCGCCGAAAAACTGGGCGTTAAGATCTACTAAATAAAAAAGCCCCGTCAAGTGCAGCGAACACCTGACGGGGCTTTTGTGAAAGACGTACCATGGAGGTACACGAACATATTATCATGCGAAAGAAAGGAAGTCAACCATGTATAGCAAAGCAGAACTTTTTGGCATGGCTGCCAAGCAGCCGAAAGAAGTTTTTCTCGGTAACGTCACCCTCAGCATCCCGGACGATTCCGATGGCTGCGCCGATCTGGACGCCGAGACCGCCCGCCTGTCCCATCTCTGGGACGTCTCCCGCATGAGCGTGCGGGAGATGGTGGTGGCATCCGGCATCAGCCAGACCGCCTTTGCAAAGGGTGCGGGCATCCCGCGCCGCACGGTGCAGGGGTGGTGTTTGGGCGAGCGCGACTGCCCGGAATACGTCCGCTTCCTGCTGGCCGAGCACTATGGGCTGATCTGAGGAGAATGTTATGGCAGATTTGACTGGAAAGCATTTTGGAAAGTGGACGGTACTTGCGCCGTCTGAAAAGCCGCACTACTACACATGCCAGTGTGAGTGCGGAGTGGTAAAAGACGTGTATGACAGCTCCCTGCGTCTTGGCAAAAGCCGCAGCTGTCTGTCTTGTGCGAATCGAGGGCAAAAGACAGGCCTGACAAGCGCAAGACTGAAAAAGGCAAAGGAAAAAGAGGGACACGTCATTAACGGATGGAAAGTATTGGAAGTTTTGCCCGAAAAGAGGTCAGGTTGCTTTCTGTGCCGTGCTATTTGCCCGAAATGTGGGAAGGAAACCACCGTAAAGATCACAAGGCTTCCTCTGATCCAGCATTGCGCAGATTGCAACAGGGACATCGGAGAAAAAAACGGAGCAATTCACAGTACAGGTTACTCGGATGGCTCTTCCCTTATGTCGATTCGTACAAGGGTCGGAGGCCATATCAATAAAAATTCCACTTCTGGCGCAAATGGCGTGTGTAAAGACTGCCACGGTCGATGGCGTGCATATATCAATTTTCGGCGGAAGCAGTACCATCTCGGCAGCTACGACACCGTCGAGGAAGCCGTTGCGGCCCGAAAGGAAGCCGAAAACATAATTTACGCCCCGTACCTCAAAGAACATGAAGGCTGGGAAGAAGAACTTTCCAGCAGGCTTGAGGAATTGAAGAAAAAGTAAAAAATCCCCCGATGCTCCAAACGGAACACCGGGGGTTGAAAAAAAGAGACCAGCGGGTAAACGTTCTTCCGCTGGTCTCTTGCATACATTCATGATGGATGTGTATGCGCTATCCACCATCTCGTATGATTAGTATATCACACATTCAGCATTTTTTCAATGCTTTTCAGCCGGTAGCCTATCGCCGTCCGGCTGTAATGTGTCTGTGCTGCAATGTCCGGCAGCGGAAGCCGCTCGACGTACCGCAGTAAGGCTATCTTACGGTCTACCCTCCCAAGCGGTGCGCTTTTGATGGCTGCGGTCATCTGCTGTCGGTCAAGCCCTTGCAGCGCAGGGGGCAGCACTACACGAGCCGCCGCCACAGGCAGCACCGAGCCAGAAGGGCTGCGGCAGCTGTCCGGCGTTGCGCACCATAGCGGTGACGACACCGAGACGGTTCACCATTTTGTTGACATCAACAAAATGGTTGCTGATGGCGTACAATTTCGGGCTGTGCCGAAAATGGTATGTAGTGCTGCTCATGGTCATTCCTCCTGCGTCACATCGTCCGGTGCATCAATCGCACTGTCCTGTGCGTCCAGTGCATCATAGTACGCCTTTGCCAAAGTTTCCACCTCTGCGATGTCGTCCTCCGTCAGCAGTCCGCTGTCCAGATGGACGTAAGTCTTATCCAGCCAGTAGGCCACATCGCGTCCTGCTGCAATTTCCCGCTTGATGCTGCGCAGCGTCAAATCATGGCGAGATCTGCTTTTGATTGCCATATGTATGTACCTCCTTATGTGTTGGTCATTGATGCCACAGCATCCTCAAGGTCAGTGATGCGCTTGATGGGGTCTGCTCTGCCGGTCACCGTCACGCTGTCCGCGTCGGTCATGATGGTGTTCACGCCGGGGAGGGCGGGGATAGGCAGAGCGCCTGTGGCGGTGAAAGGTTCAGGTGTTACCAGCTTATACGCAATTTGCACCGGGGTTCCTGCGGCGTATTGAGCGGCGATATAAGCATTAAGCTCATCTGGTGTTGCAAAATACCGCTTCATCATAGACGAGGTAGTAAATAAAAAACCAGTAATATTTCCACCAAACGCATGATAAAAATGTGAACTGACAATATAGTCGATATTTTGATTGCTAATTCCAGGTGTATTCATTGGAATTAAATTCCAATAATCATCATATTCATTTACGAATTTTTCAGAGACGCCGTCTAGTGTAATTGATTTCCATACCTCTTTTCCAACTCCGCTCACTGCATCTACCGTGCCGCCGTAGATGGTGCTGGGCAGGGTCAGGGTGGAGGTTTGGCCGGTGTAAGGGGCGTAGGCGGTGGGGGCGGCGCCGATACTTATCATTGCATTATCATAATTCGCATCTGGCATGCTTAATTTGCCAGCAACCCCAAGAACGAGACATTGTGCGCCAGATGGTACAGCATAAGAGGCATTTACCATTTGCGAAGAGCCAGCTTCCTTGAAATACTTTTCTCCGCTGACATCACTTGTCCAAACGCATGATATACCGCCAAGTTCCGGAAAACCGGATACATTTATAGTATCGCCTACATTGCACGGCACTTTATATGATGCCCAAAAAGATGAATGGATGTTCACAAAATCATTGGATTTGTGATAGTTATCATCAACCCAATAACTGCCGATAAAATGATTGACATTATATAAATTTTCCCCACATCGCTCCACTTGCACGCTGTCCCTTCCCTTGATGGGACGGATGTTTTCGGGGCTGGGCTCACCGCTGCCCGCCTGCACGGGTTCCCAGCTGGCAGTCACACCCAGCGGATAATTTCCCACTGGGTAGCACACCACCGGGTTGCCGGTCTCTTCCAGTGGCGGGCAGAGCATGTCCACGATGTGCTTGCTGCTCCAGGCGTCGGGCCCCACGGCGGTATCATCAATTTGTATGCCATCTTTGCCGTCTGCACCTGCCGGGCCGGGGTCGCCTTTAGGCCCCTGTGGCCCAGTGTCACCTTTTTCGCCCTGCGGCCCCTGCGCACCCTGCGGGCCGCGCTCGCCCTGAATGCCACGCGGCCCCTGTTCACCACGAGGGCCAGTCTCGCCCTGCGGGCCGGTGGCTCCGGTAGCACCAGTGGGGCCTTGAGGGCCTTGCTCACCCTGCGGGCCGATGGGGCCAGTGTCGCCCTTGTCGCCTTTCTCGCCTTTGAAGTTACCAGCGGCAATGCCGTCTTTCAGTTCCTGTAAGCTGTCAGCGGCCTTTTTCTGTGCGTCACCGGCAGCTTTCTCGCTGGCAGCGGCCTTTTGTGCGGCTGCTCCTGCCTGCTGCGCTGCAGTCTGCGCGTCGGTCTTGGCCTGCTCTGCGGCGGTGGCATCTTTGTGCACGGCATCCACCAGCTGCTGCCACGCGGGCGAGTCCGGTTCCGGCATAGTGCCGTCCTCTGTGCCGCTGTTGGCGCTGACGCGATATCGCAGGTCGGCGCTGGTCACGGTCTTTGTGCCGTCGCTGCCCTCAAAGGTAATGCAGCCGTTGCCGGGCTGTGCGGTAACGCTGGCGGGCACATCCACAGAGCCGTCCACCACCAGCGAGGATGCCGGGTCTTTGCCGTCCGGGACGTGCCAAAAAGCTCGGATGATCAGCCCTTCCCACTCGCCGGACACATTGACATGCAGCCGGTACACGCCCCGGTTCTTGGTGTAACCAAAGCGCACCAGCTGCTCATAGCCCGGCACTTTGACGACGCCATTGGATGCGAGAGATACGCTTTGCTCAATCATGCTTTACTCCTTGTTGATGGTAGGCTTCTTTTCTGCCAGTGCCTTCTTCATCAGGCTTACGGCCTTTTCAATCACTGCGTCAAGCACTTCATCCGTGATGATAGGCTTCAGCCATGCAGGGCAGGCCGCACGCAGCGCGTCAAAGACCTGCGCCTTTTTCTTGGCACCCTGACCGCTGCCCATGATGCTGTCCTCGGCCTTGCATACGAGGTCATAGGCCAGATCTTTGACCAGCTGCTTATAGCCCATGCGGATAGCGCCGACAGCCAAAGCCGCAAAGCCGACGATGATGAGAGCGATTGCGACGGGGGTTGGGATGAAATTAAGAATTGCTGCCATGTTTCGTTACTCCTTCTGTCAAATAGTTGTCAATGTCGGCCTTGCTTTTCTGCATGGCCTGAACGTTATTTCCGGTGAGCTGCGCTTCCAGCAAGGCACGCACGGCCTGCAGGGTCAGGCGGTTCACTTCGTCGATGTCTCCAAAGCGGCTCAAATCGCGGGAAAGTGCCGCTGTGTGCTGGGTATAGCCGGTTTCCAGTGCGCCAACGCGCCGGTCAAGGTCGTCAAGGCGCTTGTTTTGCGCCTCGTCCGGCGCTCCGGCCTTTTTGATGTACTTGTGGATGATTTCCAGCACCTTGTCCACCGTGATAGCGCCAGCGCACACGCTGCCAAGGATGCTAACCACCCACAAGATTGCCTGCTCTTTGGTCATGCACCCTCCCGGAGACGGGTCAGGCCCTTCTTGCAGATGATGCTGGTATAGTCCTTGTAAGCAATGGACAGGTCAACATTGCCCGCAACGCCCGGCACGCTGCCGGAGCTGGTATGCTGCCACATCCCATAGGGGTATACCGTGGCGGGCTTCTGGCTACGGTAGGCCGCCAGCCACACATCATAGGGCTTGAGCGCCGCGCCGGTCATGTAAAGGTGCTTGTCTGCATAGCTCAGGTAGGTGTACAAGATAGAGTAAAATCCCCAGTCCTGCACCGTTTTCAGCTCGTAAGCAGTCAGGTCGGTCAGCACCTCTTTGCTAAGCTTCGCGGGCAGCGCGTCCTCGATGTCCACAGCCACCGGCAGGCGCAGCGTCTTGCCGATCAGGGCGCTTTTCAGCAGGGCCAGCTCCTTGTCAGCTTCTGCCCGGCTGACGGCCTTGAAATAGCCATACACGCCTACCGGGATGCCAAGCCGAGTGCACTCTGCATAGTTGCGCTCAAAGGTCGGGTCAAGATACGGCTTGCTGGGTGCGCCTGTCTTGCTGTTGCCCATTGCCCGCAGCATCACGCCGTCAATTTTTCCGCTGGCCTTGACCTTGTCCCAGCCGATGTTGCCCTGCCAGCGGGAAACGTCCATGATTGTTTTACTCATTTAAGCCTCCTTGTTCTTATTGCCGGTCTTGTCCTCCAGCAGCTCGATCAGCTCCTTATACTCGGCATCGGTGATGCGGCCAATGGCGTAGAAAACGTCCAGCTTGTCCGCAAGACCAGCGGTCTGTCCGCGCTCGATCAGGCGTTTACAGATACGATACAACATAGTTTTTACCTCATTATGTGGTGGTGTCAGTGGTGGTGTCATCGGTCAGTCCCAGCTCCAGCAGGGCGACGCGGTACTCCTGATCTACCGCCAGGGCGTCCGTGTCCGCCTGGGCGGCCTGCGTCTCGGTCAGCAGCTCTGCCAAGGTGGGGTAGTGGTAGCCGGTGAATACAACCGATACAGTATTCAGCGTATTGGTAAGGGTACATTCAAGCCTTTTTTTGTCGGCCGAAAATAATACTGTGACCGTGAGACTTCCCGCGCTAGAAATGTGAGCTTCATATGTCATACCAGGGGTAAGATTAAAATCAGCTTCGTTTACGCGGAGGTTAACGTAATCTACACCGTCCTGAACGTTAATTGTCTCAGTTTTTCTCCTCCCAATCGTTGTTTTTCCGCTCCACACCAGCCGCGCCTCCGACTTGACCGCCACACTGGCCGCGATGGTGTCATACAGCGTCTTGCCGCTCAGGGTGCCGTCCGCAGCGATGTCCAGATAGTCGCCCACCTTCACGCCGCCCAGCTGGTCTGCCGTAGCAGGCGGCAGGGTGTACGGCGTGCCGAACTTGGCGTCGGCCTGGTCCTTGGTGTACCTCTGAGCCAGGGCGTCGCCGGTCGCCTTTGCATCAGCCGGCGCGCCCGATACGGTCAGAGTCGTGTCAGTGGACACGATAACCTTTGCGTCGGCGGCACTCTTTGCAGCTGCTTCCTCGCTGGCCTTTGCGGCAGATGCACTAGACGCGGCAGCAGTTTCACTGGCCGCTGCTTCTTCGGCACTGGAAGCAGATTCCTCGGCTTTTGATGCCGAAATACCTGCCTGCTCTTGCGCTGCGCTTATGGCTTTTGCAGTGGCGTCTTTGACTGTCTGGGCTGCTGCTGTGGCCTGTTCTGTGGCAGTTGCCGCCGCGTTTGTGGCTGTTTCCGCACTCTGAACAGCTTCTTCCTGCCGCGCGATAACAGCCTCGCCATACTGCTTCACATACTCAAAGCCCTGTGCAAGGGCTTCCCGTACTTCCACGCCGCGTTCTGCATTGCGGACTTCGGAAATTGCTTCGTCAAATGTCTTATCCAATTTATCACCCCTTTGCGGATGCATAGCCCTTCAGCGAGCGGCTCAGGTCATAGGCGTCACTGGCTTTTCGTGCGCTCAGGGCCTGCAAGTCGCTGACGCTGGAGAAATCAATGCCCAGCGTGAATTCTTTTTTGTCCGGCGCGTCCAAAGGCTCCACAATCTTAGAGCACAAAAGCCAGGTGTTCACCCCGTGCGGGTTGGAGTAGATGTGTGTCATCTTGCCAAAGCCAAGGCGGGCGATATCCACACCGGCATCCTTGAGGTCCACAGCCTTTACCGTGATTCCATCGAGATAACGCAAGTTTTTGGACAGCTCCGCGTTTGCGGCATCCAGAAGCGACTGCGTTGTGTTTTCGGTTCCGTCCTGCACAATGACCCGCGCGATGATGCCAAACAGCTTTTGCGCGGTGGCGTCGTTAGCGGTTGCCGTGATGGTGTTGGTTTTCTCCCACAAAAACCAGCCGGATTTCTTTTTTCCGACGGCAATGACGCGGGTGACAATATCCTCTGCTTTGACGTAGCTGCTCAGGTCGAGCAGGTTTGTGCCGAATGCGATGGGCTGCCCATTTTTCTCCTGCACTTCCCGGACGTAGTCCAGATACCGGGCCCCGTTTTCGTGCCGGACGATCAGATAACCGCCGTATACATCCACAAGCTCATTTTGGATGACATCCCATGTAACGCCAAAATTTCGTCCATCGCCAAAGGTGTACCGTGGCGCAGAATCGTAACGGACCACGGAAGAATCCGGCAAAGCTGCACCGTTGAACAAGACGGCATAGCCGTCTCCCTGCTTTTCGATTTTCCAATTTTTCGAGACCGTGTCTTTGAGATCGTATTCCGTCTCAGGCGGAAAGGATTTTGAGTGCGTAGCGCATGTGATATCCGGCGTAACCGTTCTTTGCGTGGCTTCGTGCGTCTGGCCGTCACCATCCAAGGATAAAGCCACGTTTACGCTCACGGAAAAAAGGCCGTTTCCAGTGCGCCAGATATACCCGTTTATGGAAGAATCTGTATGCTTTTCATTCAGCGTCCAGCTGTACGCAGATGGATCCGGGGCCGTGTCATCATCCGAGTAGCCGACTTCATATTGGCTTACAAGCTGTACGCCGGACGAGGTATAAAGTCCATATTCATACCTGTAATCGCCGTCACTATCCGGAGTACCCGCCATGTATTCCAGTTTCATCACGCAGCTATGCAGCTCTGGCACCACCACGCTGGTGCTCGGAAAGCCAACATTTCCGCAGACAAACGACTTGTATGCGTCCACCATGCCGGTGTGGTTTTCCAGCAGAAACGAAAGAAATTGCTTGATCGTCACGTCTTTGGCTGTATATGGCGCAACAGAGCTGTCGTTGAGGTAGGCCAGCTCTCCCTCGCAAAAGACTTTTTGACGCAGCATAAAATCCTGCTCATGGCTCATGGGCCTGCCCTCCCAGATGCGCACACCGTCTTGTTCTACGGACACGGTCGTGCGCATTTTTTGCAAAGCTGAGTGGGCCACATTGCCAAGCGGCAGAGTGAATTCCAAGCTGCCGGCCTTGCTCACCTCCCGTGTCAGAGTTGGACTGATGATCTTTTTTGTGTCCGTGTAGTCCGTTGGGTCGTAAATGCAGGTCTTTGTCTTCCACACGTCAACGCCGGTCTGGACGCCCGCATAAACTTTATAGCTCATAAGCTGCCCCCCAGATATCGGATGCTAATGCTGCAATCCGCAGACGCCGCAAAGATGAGAGTACCTACAACGCCATCCGGCATATGCAAGCCCTCAATGTACTGCCACTCTGTAGACTTTGCAAGGATGCCAACCTCAAGGCCATTGAGAGACACCGCAATGTCCGCAGCGTCCTCGCTGCGCTTGAAGTAGATGCCAGCCGCTCTTGGTGCACCGGTAACGGTTACGGTGATGTCCTCGTTGGCTTTGAGCTGGATATCCGTATAATCGCGGATGATCGCCGTATCAAATACAAGGTCATCCCACAGCCAGTCATCAGAGCCGTCGTATACACTGCGTTTGAAGGGGTCGCAAGTGCCTGTAATCGTAAACACACAGTATAATGCGTCCTTGCTGACGGACACCTCCCACAGGCCCTCCCAGTAAAAACTGGGGTCATTGTCGAATTTACACTGGAGCCATTTCCCGTGGATGGCGTTTGCGATAGTGCTGTAGAGGTTCTCCCACTGCTTTTTCGGTGCAGTGCACTTGAGTTCCATGGTAATGGTGCGCTTTTTGTAGTGTGGCCTGCCGTCCAAAGAACTGGTCAGGTTGAGCAGGGTATCAGACCCCGGCACCTGCACAAGGTAGTCATCCACCTCAGCAGGGCCGATTTTTGGGCTTCCGACCTTGAGATACAGCCCCCAGTCTTTCAGGGTGTGGAAGTTGCCAATTTGTGCGCCCAAAAGTTTGCCCATTACACACCCCTCGCTTTCCTCGTCACGGTCACACCGATGCGCGCGTCAACATTTTGTGCCATTCTGGGCGAAATGACGCCCACCAGCTCGCCAGAATCCATGACCACCTGACCGGTGCCAATGGCAGGCAGATGCTCGTCCAGAAGCTCCTCGATGCGCTCCAGAATGCTGGTCTGCTTGTCTGCGTGGCTGCTCTGTCCAATCACGCGGTACTGCATCGCAGACCGCGTAGAAAACTCGCTCAGGCTGTCGTACACGCCTACATCGTCAAACGGGCTCTTGTAATTATTGACCGGGTCTTTGCTCTTTTTGTTTTTGGCCCACAGCGCAAGCCCGATGCCGCCAGCTACAGCACCCACAGCTCCAACGCCGAGAATGATACCTAAAACCGGGTTCGCCGAGATGAACGACACCACAGTGCCAAGCGCGGACGTGATGCCGCCAGCCATACCAGAAAAACCCTGCACAATGCTGCCAAGTGCGCCGCCAACGCCGCCAGAGCTCGCAAGGCCCTGCACAATCTCAGAGAACGCCTTTACAGACGTAGTGGCACCATCCACTCCGGCAGTAATGCCGTTTGTGAAAATGCTCTGGATAGACCCCAGCGCCTTGCCAATGCCGCCGCTGAAGTAGCCCTCATTGACTGCGGTCAGCGCGTCCGCAAACCACTTAGAGATCACGTCACGCTGATCCTGCGACACTTCGCCCCAGATTAGATTGACAAAATCCAGAGCGAGACCGCCCCAGTCGCCATTTTTGGCGTCACTAAAGGCGCTTTTTACCAGCCCGAAAATGCCCTTATCCAGCTGGCCGGAAGCCTCACTCAGCTGCTGGTCAATGCGGCTCTGGGTGCCCTTTACGCTCTTGTCGATAAGAGTAGAGGTCTCGTTCACCTTATCTTCGATTCCGTCGATGTAGGTGATGATCTTCTCGTAGGTCTCCGCGCCGTTCTTTCCGATGCGCTGGCCGGTCTCTGTGACGGTCTTCTTGATATGCTCGCTGCCGTCGGCGTACTTTTCCACCGCCTGCTGCACCTTTGTGGTGATGCCGTTAAAGGTGGTTTCCGAGACGTTGGTAAAGGTGCCCAGCAGCGTTTTTGACATGTCGTCATAGGTCTTTGTGACCTTTGTGACCGTGCCGTTGACTTTGGTCTCCACCTGCTTAAAGGTCGTGGCAACACCGTTCACCATCTCCTTGCCGGTCGTGGTGGTGGTCTCGGTGATGCGATCTTTGATCTTGCCCGCGCTGTCCTTGACCTTTTCGGTGAGAGTCTGGATGCTAGTGGTCACAGTGCCCAGCGCATTCTGTGCAGCGGTGGTAGCCGTGCTGGAGATGGACGAAATGACCGTTTCGGTGGTGGACCTGGTGGAACCGGAGGATCCGGATTTTTTGCCGCCGGAGGAGCCGCTGCCACCGCCTGTGGTGACGATGGAACTGCTCCCGTTGCCATTGGCTGCCGCCAAATCCGCCTGACGCTGGGACCAGCTCCTATTGCTGATGCCAACGCCTTTTAAGGCGTTTTGCCGCAACCTGTTACGGTTGCTCTGCCGGTTATTTGCATCCGCGTACTCTTCGTAAGTATCAAAGTCAGCCGTGGCTGCTTTTCCGAGAAAACGGTTGAGCTTATAGCTCAGCTGATCCAGCCATGTGGTGGCTTTGCTTGCGAAGTCCTTGAAAGCGTTTTTTGCCGTGTTGATAGGCTCTGTCAGGCCGGTAATCGCGCCTGCGAGACCAATCCAGCCGTCCGTTTTGTAAGCTTCCTGTGCTGCGACGAGCATGTCGTTCAGATTGCCGATTACAACGCCGGCGCCGCTGGATAAATCGCCGGTCAGCAATCCCGCCAGCTGCTTTACATTGTCCTGCAGGGTAGACATGCGCCCATTCATGGTCTGGCTCTGTGTCTCCATAGCACCGTAGTAGCGCCCGCCCTCTTCGCTGGCTGCGATAAGAGCCTGAGACAGCAGGTCATAACTGATGGTCATGTTCTGCACTTCTTCGGTGGACTTGCCTGTATAATCCGCCAGAATGCCATATACGTTGATGCCGGCATAGGCAAACTGCTTGATGTCAACCTCCGTTGCCTTGCCGGTGTTGGCGATCTGCTGTAGGTTCTGCGCCATGCGGTTCAGCTCGTCGCTTCCGCCGCCTGTGGCAGCAACAGCATCACCCAATGCCATGATGGTACTGCGGGCATAGGAAGCGTTCTCGCCTGCAGAGATCAGGTACTGGTTCGCCTTTGTCAGGGACTCGACATCAAACGGGGTTTTTGCCGCGTCTTCCTGAATCTGGCTCATGACCTGCTGGGCAGCTTCCGCGCTGCCCAGCATATTGGTAAAGCCGGTGGTGTACTTTTCTATCTGAGCATTATAAGAAATGCCCATCTCCACAAAGTCTTTTGCAAAACTTACCGTCTTTGTTCCGAGCGAGGTAAGCATATTTGCAAGGATATTGGCTTTTGCGCTGGCTGTTGCAAATTGGTTTGCCATACTTGCAACGCCGCCCCCGGCGGTATTTGCGCTGCGGCTCAAAGAATTTGCTGCGCTTTGCGTCTCTTTTTTGGCAGTTTCAAGGTTCTGCTCATACTCTGAAGTATCAAGACCCAAAGTAGCCATCAAATTAAAGATATTCATGCATCACCACCTCCGTTCTGCCCTGCGGCTTTCCTGCTGTCTGCAAGGGTCTTTTCCCAGCACGCCTGCGCTTCCTCCAGCGTAGTCTCGTGCCTGCGCTCAGATAGTGGCTTGTCGTACTCTGCCATGATCTCGCTGAAGGGCTTCTCTACCGGCTGACCAAGAGATACAGCACAAAGATAAAGCATATCAGCCGTGTACAGCTGGTATGCTCTTGTGCGCTGCTGTTCCCGCATCTCGCTGATGACGAACCATACGAAATACTTTAAGCCGTATGCGCGGAGATGCTGGAGGTCGGCTCGGCAGACGTAGTGCCAAAACTCAGGCCGTTCAAGTCTGCCAGCGAGGACAAAAAATCCTGCACGTCTTTCTGCATCACGGACTTGGTAAGTGCAGTAAACGCCTTGGGCAGGGTGTCTTTTTCGCCCTCTTCCAGCGTGTACAGCTGGTGCAGGGCGTTCACGGTGCGCTCAGGGTCAAGTTTCATCAGAGGCTTGACAAAGTCCAGCGCGGCAAGCGCAAACTCGCGCGGTGTCAGCTTTTTCTTTTCACCGGGCTGCGGCTCTGCACCCAGCATCTTCAGGGCGTTCGCAACAATGGTCTCCCGAGCTGCCTTGGTCTCCGGGTTATCCACGTTGTCCTTTGCGTCCATGACCATGCGTGTGATTCCGTCCACCGCATCATACAGCTTGGGCAGCGCTTCCACGGGGTCAAGATTGATGGTAAGGATCATTTATTCTGCCTCCTTGACGTAGAACTCCATAGGCACCTTGCTGGTGTCGGTCATGTCGTAGTGACCCTTCAAGCTCAGGCTGATGTTGCCCTTTCCGTCCTTGGTGGTTTTCAGCTCGATGCCGCCATCGCTCACAGCCTTCATCAGCTTAACCGCGGCATAACCGCCGCCGATCAGGTTGCCATGCCACCAGATGTCCTGGAAGTCCGTGTCCTTGTAGTCTTCGCGCACGGTGATTTTGTTGGTTTCAACGTCCGCAGCGCCCAGCTCCAGCTTAATGGTGTCGGCGCTCACGGTCATGCAGGTGGTGGACATACCGCAATCCCAGCTGGTGATGTGCTTGAGCTGGTAGGTGTTCTCGGGCACTTCGTCCAGATCCTCGCCCAGATCAATGGTGTTGGGCTTGCAGGAAATGGTGATGCCGCCGGAGGTCAGGCAGATAAGATCTTCTGCAGCAATGGGGGTTGTACCCGCCGGGTCAAACTTCTTGAGCAGCGCACCCGCCTGAAACTGAAGTTTTTTGAAAGCATCTGCCGAAATGGCGTGATACATTTTGTTCATGCGTTATCCTTTCTCACACCACAAAGGATGTGACGTCAAAAGTAAGGTATGTGCACAGGTATTTTTCCGGTGGGTTGTCCATAGACTGCGCCCACGGGTTGCCTGCGCATAAAAGGATCGCGCCGCCCTCGCACTCGATGGTAAGCCCATCGCCAAGGGCAGCGCGGATCTCGTCTGTTTTGCGGATGATGGGCAGCTTTCCGCCGTCCACCGGATACCACAGCCGCGCGTGGAAGGTGCTGCTCTCGTCAAATCCTTTGGGAATGACCGGCAGCACTGTGATATAGGGCAAGGAAGCGCCCTGCGGCACAAAATCATCCGGGTACACAGGAATATCAAACAGCACAAAAAAGCTGTTCAGCGCCGTTGTAATGGCTTCTGCTGTGCCCATCAGGTCAACACCGCCTTTTTGCACTGGACAACTGCAAGGTTCATCCCGCTTTCCGCCGGAGACAGCTTGTCTGCGCTGGCAGATGTGACCTCGAATACCTGCGCGTCCTCCAACCGCTTGATGCGGTCGAAGGGGGCGAGTTGAACGCCCTTGTCAACGTAGATCGAATAGGTGGAAGCGGTGCCCTGCTGCTCGGCCTGCTGTGCCTCAATGGTGGTGTCGTGGCGTTCTACGCCCTCGAATTCCAGCCCCGGCACCCATGTGGTGGTGGAGCCGAACAGCCCATCAGAAACGAGCTTTTTTTCCAGAAAGCAGAATTTCCGGCTGAAACCGTCCATGACGGTGTTCCGGACAAAGTCGTTGACTGCCATTACAGTTTCCTCCATTGGTTGATCTCCTTGCGGTACCGGGTCAGACCATCCGCAGGGAGTCCGTCGGATCCGGTCGCCATGGACCCGGACCACCCATTGAACGACTGCGACACATACATACCGCCGGAGGGGAGTCTTGCGTCGTAGTCGGTGATCTTCCGGGCCAGCTCCACAAAAGCAGGCGGCACCCGCATGGGCTGCACTGTGCCGTTAAACGTCTCGGCGGTGAGGTCTCCGTCTCCGGCCATGTGCACGCCATCATTAAAGATAGAGCCGCACACGAGGAAATACTGACCCGGCACTACCCCGGCGGGAACGGTATCCGGCTCAAAGACAAACTCCCCGGCAATTGGGTCGTCTGCCCGGTCAAAGAAATTGTGCGTGTAGACGCACAGCTCAGGGACGGTCATGCAAAGTCACCCCCTTGCAGGTTAGACCGATTCACCCGGGGTAATGGTCTCGACAGCGATACCGTCCAGATACTCAGCAAACAGGGTCACGCCCATAATGGCGTAGCTCTCGGAGGTTGCGGTGCTGTAGTTTGCCTGAGTGTGGAAGCCGATGAGGTTGCTTGCCTCGCCTGCGGTCCGGTAGACCAGACCTGCGCGGGCAAACTCGCTATCCGCAGGATCCACATAGTACATGACGATGTTGTCTACCGGGGTGGCAATAACCTTTCCCTTCGCGATCTCACTGTCGGACAGCAGGAAGATGGTGTTGTAACCCATGAAGTCCTTGATGTACTGGAAGCCGAACTGGTTCTGCACGGTGATATTGGCATTGCCCAGATAGTCGTACACGTCCATCACGTTGACAAAGCCAACAACGCCGGTCACGGTGCGATGCATGGTCTTGAACTTGTTCTCGACCGCGCCCTTGGCATGTGCCAGCGCCATCTGGAAGGTCTTGGGAGTGCCCTTCAGGGTGCCGGTGTTCAGGAACTTGTAGAACTTATCCGTTACCAGAGCGGTCAGGTCGTACAGGAACTCATCATCGGTCTTCTGCACGGCGACATCGTAGCCGTAATTCTGGATTGCCTCAATGGTGACAGACTTGCCGTACTTGTCGATGGTGATCTTGCCGTACTCCTTCTCCTTGACGGTGTACTTGCTGAACGGGATCTCTTCGCCCTCGCCCACGGTGCCGCTCTGCAGGGTGCCCTGTGCATACTTGCTCTTGAGCACGGTGCCAGGCTGCATCCGGATGGGGCGCATGATGCCCAGAATGGTGCGCAGATGGTCCCAGTTGCGCTGGAAGCGGGTCACAAAGTCGATTTCACGCGCGGCTACGGTGATATCGGTGGTCATGGTGATACCTTCTTTTGCTGCCATATGTTATTCCTTTCCGCCGCCTGTAAACAGGTCGGCATTTGCAGCAATCGCGGCCTGGCGTTCGCCAGCGTCCTTGATTGCAAAAATTTGGTCTTTGGTCATTTTGGAGCCGGTGTTGGTGGGCGGGTTGTCCACCTTCGCGCCGGTGGTGGTCGTAGTGCCTACGAAGTCGCTCCAATCAGCTTTCAGGCTGTCGGCGTGCTTCTTGGCGTCCTTGACGTTGCCCTTATCGTCCAGCTCCAGCTTGTCGATATCCTCGCCAGACAGCCGCACGACCCGATCAGCATACTTGTCCAGCACCCCGGCGGACTTCAGCAACTCCCGGAACTTGGCTTCCTTTGCTGCGTGGGCGTCTCTCTGGGTCTGCTGGGCCTTGTAATCGGTCAGCGCCTTTTCCGCAATGGTCTTGCCGTTGGCGGCGGCGTCCCGCTCCTTCTCGGCCTTGGCGGTCGCGGCCTTGGCGTCATCCAGCTGGTTCTGAAGAGCGTCCGTTTCGGTGTGCAGCATGTCCAGAATCTTCTTCATCTTGCCGCTGACGTCCACGGTCTCATCCTCCAGAATTGCGCGGAGGTCTTTTCTCTCAAGTGCCATGTGATAGTCCTTTCTGCCCTTGCTCGGGCTGCCATGCTTGGCAATAAGGTTTATTTGCCGGACGTGCTGCCGGTGTGGTGCCGCCTGTGGGGCTTGAACCCACGGCCCCCGGATTACAAATCCGGTGCTCTGCCGGCCTGAGCTAAAGCGGCATAAAAAAGCGGCTGACGCTGTGCGCCAACCGCTGAGTATTTAGTTTTTGCGTGCAACTTTGGTGATACATTCGACCGCCCAAAACTTCGCTTCCTGTAATTTTGTCATGCACAGACTTTTTTCTCGGCTTTCAGGAAGTGCGTCAAGCTGCGTTGCAAGCTCAAGGAAAAGGTCTTCTGCCTCGCAGTGCGCAGTTTTCACATCATCGGGCAGGAACTTTTCTTTTGGTGTTTTGAACATTTTCTCCAAATTCATAAATTACGCCTCCTTGTTCCCTTCCTCCACGGCGATCTGCCGCAGCTCTTCAATGTGGTCCTCCACCGCCGGGCGGAGGAACGGACGGGCTTTCATGCCCCGGGTAAAGTGCCACTTGCCGTTAAAGTCCTTCCAGACCCACGGCGTTTTTCGTCCGTTGCCCTTCTCGGCAAAGACGCCCGTGCCCAGCTCCACATACACGCTGTAAAACAGATTGCTGCCGATGGTCACGGTCTTTTTTGCGAGGTCGAGGGCGTAGGTCAGGCTCTGCTTGAGCGCACCGCCCACATAGCCCTGTATGCCTGTGCTTTCCTCCGTGCCAGTAGGCACAAGCAGCTGGGCGTAGTCCTGCACCTTCATGCCCCAGATGGTAAGCACCCGCTCCGCCCATGAATCCAGCGCCTCATGCAGCTGCGGGGTGTTGTCGGTGAATTTGATGTCGTAGTTGAAATTCATGCTATACTCCATGTATAACAAAACCCCGCCCCGGTGTGGGGCAGGGTCGGTGATTCAGTTACAGGTACAGCAGCCGGAACGTCTCACGGCCTTTGGGGGTGATGAGCGTCTGCACGCCGCTCCACTGGGTCTTGTCGTTCTTGGCTTCCTTGACCTCAAACAGGCCGTTGTTCTTGTCCTCACGGGGCAGCAACTTGCCTTTCTGGTCACGGTAAAGGAATTTCTTGTCCAGAAGCCACGCCACAAAGGCTTTTGGCTTGATGCCCAGCTCTTTGGCTGTCTCCCGGAAATTGGTCAACAGGTTGCGGTCAACCAGTTCGTCGAAGTATTCTGCCTTGGGCTGCATGATCTGCTTCTCCACGTTAAGCTGGCTATTCTGTGCGGTCAGCTCACAAATGCGGGCTTCCCGGTCTGCAAGGGTCTTGTTCGCCACAAGCAGCGCCTTTGCCATCAGCTCCTCCGGGGTGAGCTGCTCCTGCCCGGCGATGTACCCGCCGTTCTTGCGGATGGACGGCAGCACCTCGGACGTGACCCACTTGCGGAAGGGCTTTGCCTCCGGCTTGTCGCTGCGCAGGATGACGTTGTACAGACCGGACTCGTTGACGCAAACCATTTCGATGGTCTTTTCGGGGTTCTGGGGGTGGGGGAGGTCAAACCTACCCACCTCATCAGGGTCAAGTCGCTCCTGAACGTATCTCTGGTTGCTGATGTTCAGCGTGCTGCACACGTCCTTCAGGACGAACCACGGATCGCCGTTCAGCTCCACGGTGCGAACTTCGTTGTTCTGGTAGTTGAAAATCTGAATATTAGACATGAGAAATCTCCTTATTGCTTTCATCAATGATTGCGTTTACTTCTTTCTCCAGACCAGAGATGCTGCCGAACAGCGTGCACAGGATGGAATCATACATAGGCGCTTCATCCCACAGGCGGGAAACATCACGCTCGTTGCGTGGGCGGATCAGATCATCCGTCTTGTGGGTCTCCTCAAACCAGTTTGCAAAGATGTTCAACAGGTTGTGCATCGTCTGGAGCTCACCGGAAACCATGTCCAACTCAAACTCTGCGCTTGCGATTTTGCTTGTTTGCATCATCATGACCTCACATTTTACTTGACTTTTTCTTATAAATAAAATAAAATGTGAGTAAGAGGAGCTTTTTTGTTGGGTTGGTTTCTCTTATCTTCGAGTGGTTAGTTGTTACGAGCAGCTAACCACTCTTTTTTGTACTGTTCAAACTTCTTGCGCTGTTCTTCGGGGTTCAGCTTCTTGAAATCCTTGAACTTCATGGGCGTCTCCTTTCCGCCCCTCTCACTCACAAGATATATTATACTACGATTTGCGTAATCAGTCAATACGTTTTTCGTTAGTTTCTTGAAAATAATTTCTTTTTTCGTATTGATTTGAAACGAAAGTCGTAGTATTATAGATGTAAGAAAGAGGTGAAAGAGATGTCGATTCGTTATCATCTGAAAGCGTTACTCGCAGATGCAAACATGACGCAAAAGGAACTTGCCGAAGTAACCGGGATTCGTCCTCCAACTATCTCGGCTCTTTGCCTTGGAACGGTCAAACAGCTCCCCATCGGGGTTCTTGAAAAAATTTGCACCGTTCTGAATTGCCAGCCCGGCGACATACTGGAATATGTGCCGGATAAATCCGAACAGTGACCCTACACCCTGCCGGGAGGCAGGGCTTTATTTTTATACTCAATCATTTTACCTTCTCCTTTTTCTTGCGCTCCCGCTCTTTTGCCCACCACATTTGTTCGGCTTCCGTGCCGCCCTTGGATTTATACCACTCGGTATAGGTCATAACCGGCACGGCTTTCTTTACTGCCACTTTTATGGGCTTGCCTTTGGCGTCCACCATACCCGTGTCTTCGTATGTGACGATATTTTCCCGCCGGGCGGCGTTCTGCCTGGGGTACTTGCCCAGCGCAGAGGACAGCACACAGCGGCAGTGGTAAACCATCTCCGGCGCGGCGTTGGGGTCTCCGGGGCGCTGTATCTTGTAGCCCATGACCTTGAACGGCTCGTCAAGCTCTGCCGTCTGCTGATCCAGCAGGCGGTGCATCTCACGGGTACGGTAGTCGTGGGTGGAGTTCCACCGCTTTTTGACCTCGATGCCCAGAGCCTTGGCGTTGCGCATCTGCTGCAATGCCCCGGCGTTCTGAGCGCCTGTGAGCGCCGTGATGGCGTTGTTCATGGCCCAGTGGATCTCTGTATCAGCCATGCCGTTGACGGCCTGCACGGCGATGTCGTGGACGCTCTTGCCCTGCACGATGCCTTGCATGACGTAGCGGTTGAACACCCGGGCGTCATAGGTGCGGTTGCTCTCGCTCTTGATGCGCTTGTTTGGCACCAGCTTGGGGTTTTCCTTCAGCAGCAGCTTGACTGCTTCGGTATTGTACAGGGTCAGCCCGAACGTCACGCCTGCGGCCTGTTCCAGCTCGTAGAAAGCCCAGTTTGCGCCAAAGGAAAAGATATTGTATTGCTCATCCCGGGCCAGCTTGTAGGCCGTCTGCTGTGCTGTGGTACAGGTCTGGGTGATGCCGTCCAGCTTAGCGTGCATCAAATCGGACTGAAAGACCTGATTTTGCAGCCAGATGCGGTAATCCTCTTCGGTGATCTCGCCCACATCCAGCTGCGCCCGCTTGCGCTCGTCCAACGCTCGGTACTTCCCAAGAAACTCGGTGAGCTGCTCGGTCATTTCCCGGCGGGCTGTGCCGTATACCCGCAAAATGCGGCGGCGCAGGCGGTTCAGCTGCCGGGTGGAAATGCGGTCACGGTCAGAGATCATGTTTCATCACCGTTGTCATCCTCGTCCTCGCCCACGGTTTCTCGTGCTGCGCTTTCCGCCATCAGGGACGCCCTGGCCTTTTCTTTCTGCTCCGGGGTCAGGTTGGGCAGCAGGTCAATGGCCATGTCCTGCCCGATGATCGCCGCCTCGGAGATTACTGTGCTGACCTGCTCTGCGGTGTTTACGATCCGGCTCCGGTTGAATGTCGGCGTTGCGCTGCCAAAGCCAGCCAGCGCACAAATCTGACGAACAAAAGGTTTGATCTGAGCCTCGAAGTCGTCTGCGTTCTGGTTCATGGGTTCATAGGCTGCATCCAGATGGTCGTTGGTGCTGTTTGCGCTGACACAATGCACGTCCAGACCGCCGAAATCCTCATAGACCCGGGTGTGCAGCAGCTCTAGCAGGGTCTGCCGGGCAGTCACCGGCACTTCGCTGGTGTATGGGGTGATCTTGCCTCCCTCGCTGGTGTCCGCACCGGCGATGTGGTAGAGGTTCAGCTTCGCAAGGAACTCCTGCAGTTCATCATCGGTCATGCCGTTGAAGTTTTCGCACAGCCAGTAAATCTGTGCGCAATCCTGCAAGTCGCTGCAGAAGCCGGACGTCACCAGATCGGTGTTGTCGATGTAGGCTTTCAGGCCTACGAGGGTGCTTTGATGCAGGTCGGATCCCCACAGCGGTACCACAGGCAGAGTGCTGTAGTTTTCCCCCTCCACGCTTTCCAGCCCGCCGCCGGGGGTGGAGACGGTCACGCTCTTGTATGCCTGCTTCGGGGCCGTCTCCTGCATAGTGCTGCCGATCCTGCTTTCCGTGTACTCGGTGTAACCGTCCTCTTCGTACAGGACATAGTGCATATCCGTGTCAGGATTCAGCCGCCAGAACCGCACCCCGGCCCGCATGGAGCCGGAGGTCTCATCGTACAGGGGCGCAAACTCGGTCAGCTTGAACACCACCAGATGGTCGTTGTTCCAGAAGCCAAAGCTCTCACCGTGGATTAGGGCAAAGTATCCGGCTTTCTGGATCTGCTCGTCAAATTCAGCCCCCAGTTTTCCTTTGTCCACGTTTTTATCCGCAAAGGTGACGCCGTTGCCCAGGGAGTAGGTAGCACGCTGTTTGTTGAGCCGCCGGAACAGATTGCTCTTGACCATATCGGGCCGGGGTACATCCTGCCGGGTGTTCTTGGAAAGGCGCTTCAGCATAAAGGCGTAGGCTTGCGCGAAGCGTTCCGCGCCCGGGTTTTTCTGGGCGTCGTACAGGTCGGCGTCCAGAGCCATCTTGTAGGGCCCGGAAGTGCAGTGCTGTTGCACGAACCGCCGGACAAAATCGGGCTGTTCCCCGGCGGCTTGCGCCTGCTGAAAGGTCTGGAATGTGTATACAGTGCTCAAAATCAATCCCTCAGTTTCACAAGGCGCTTTGTGCGCACGAAATAGCGGATAGCGTCCATGCAGTGGTCGTTGACCTTCAGCACGGTGTCGTCTTTGTCCGGGTCCCAAGCGTACACGCCGAACTCTTCCAGCGTGTGCTTGCAGTCTTTGTAGATCTTCAGCCGCCCGATCTGCAGCATAGTCTGCACGTCCAGAATGCCGCTCAGAACGTCGTTATTTGCGGGGGTCTGGGTAAAGCCATTCTTGCGCAGTTCCGTAATCAGGGGCAGGGCAGAGGGGTCCACGATGATCCTCTCCGGCTTGAGACCGTTCAGCCACGCCTTGAGGTCTGCAACATACTCGCCCACGGTCTTTTGCCGCTTCTGTTCGCGGCCGCTGTAGTAGTACTCCCGGGTGACGATCCAGCAGTCTGCATCTGCCTGCTTCTGGAGCAGCAAAAAGACCGTTGCGTTCTGGGTGCCAAAGTCACACGCCACATAGGCGCTTTTGGGGGACAGTTCCGGCAGCTCATCAACGACATGCTTTTTGCGGTCGAACATGTCATATACAAGTCCCTCTGCCACCGTCCACAGGCCCAGAATGTAGCGCTGGTAGAAAACGCCGCTGTACTGGCTGCGGTATCTGGCCTTGATTTCCTCGGAGAGCGACAAGTTGTCGTCCATCGTAAAGTGGAGGTACATCATCTTGCGGGAACGGCATTTCCGCACCCACTCAAGATAAAACCAATGCTGTGGGCTGCCCGGGTTGCAGTTGAACCAGAATTTTGACCCGGTGACGGAGCAGCGGGCAGTGGCCTGATTGACAAAGCTCTGCGGCATCAGCGCCACCTCGTCAAAGAATGCCCCAGCCAGCGTGATGCCCTGGATCAGGTCTTGGCTGCTCTCGTCTTTGCCGCCGAAAAAGTAAAACTCGTTGGATTTGCCGCCTTTGCTGACGGTCATGAAATTTTCTGCCCGATGCTCTTTGACATTGTAGCCACGGGCTGCAAGCTGCTGCTTGAGCGTGCCAAGCACGTTTCGCCGGAAGCTGGCAATGGTCTTGCCGCACATGGCAAACTGCTGGCCGCTGTAGCAGGTCATGGCCCACTGGACAAAAGAAAAGCTCATGGCAAAGGTCTTGCCCGAGCGGATAGCGCCATCGGCAATGATGCCGTTGTATCCGCTGTATGCGCTCTGCGGTGTCCACCAGCTAAGAACCTGTTTCTGCCGCTGGCTGAGGGCTTTCCAGCGAAAGCCGTTACTTTTCCGCATTGTCGTCCTCTTCCTTTGGCAGAAGATCCACATCGTCAGGCGGGCTGAGGTCTGCGGCGGCATTCAGGGCCTCCGCAAGGCCATCGTCCGGGACTTCAACGCCGCTCTGACCTCCCAGCATGGCAAACTTGTCCACAATGGTGCCGAACGCCGTTGACAGCTGCGGCAGTGTTGCTTCCGCAATCTTGTCCGGGTCAGCCATCGCTTTCAGATACAGCCCGAGAAGTTCTTGTGCTTCTCCTTGCTTGCTCTCCATATAGGCCAGCATGTCCTGCGCATTCTGCTCTTTTTTTCTGTCGCACAAATCCGCACATTCCGGGTTTTCCTTCACGATCTTGCGCACAGTGCTTTCTGCAACGTCGTTTAGCTTTGCGGTGCGGGTGTAATTTTGAAGCTGGATATAATCCGCGATGATCTTCTTTTTTTGCCTGTCTGTCAGCCGCTTTGCGCTCACCGCCACCACCTCTCTAAATTCATGCAAAAGAAAAACCGCCCGGAAATCCGAACGGTCAAAATGTTAAAATAAGCAGCGCCCAGCATTCAGTTGCGTTGGACAGGCGTCAAACGGTGGGCGCTGCTGCATCTGGAACTTTCGCCGCCAGATGCCCGGCTATCTGCGCAGCCCCCTCCAGGGTACGCAAATGGCATTCCCGGCAGGGACCGAGCCTGCAGCCTCTGGTTTTGGAGACCAGCGCTCTACCAATTGAGCTACGGGAATATAAAAGCCGCCCTTGGAATCGAACCAGCCGTGTCTACACACACGCGCCGCGCTCCAAACTGCGCTCAGGCGGCCATATAAAAACAGCTCCGGTTCTCCGCCGGGGCTGTTGGTTGGCGCACATCCTGTCAGGAAAGCTACACCTTGTCAAGGATTCTAAGGCCTTTTCTCGGCACGGGAGGTTGCACGTGCGGCCTTGCGGGTTGTCTAGTCCATGCGCCATATGGTGCGATACGGCGGAATCGAACCGCCTCCTGTCTCTCATGAGCGTCAGGCTGCCTTTGTGTCAGTGTATCGCATAGAAGCAGCCCGCGAAACGTGAAGAGAGAGCAAAGCCCAGTGCCTGCAAGCAGAAAAGGAGGAAAATGCCAAGAAGGGACACGTTTCGGAGGCTGCATGCATCGGTTTGCCTTTTGGCTTTTCCGATGATACAATTTTACACCATGCGATAGTGAAACCGCAATGTAATGACAGTGCAATGTTCTTAAAGGCTCAGCTCCTCCATTGCTTTGCGCCGCAAGACATAGACCATGCGCAGAGAGTAATTCATGTCTTTTGCGACCCTTTCCCACGTGAGGCAATCGAGATAGTACTTGTACAGCACCGTGTATGATTTCTCGTTCTGGATCTGGGCGAGCGCGTTTCTGATCTCGAGGAACAGCCTGTCGCAGACCGCTCTTTGCTCATAAGCCCGGCGCTCCGCTTCCTCCTTACGTTCCACCGCCCGGGCAAGGCTCTGGCCATCTTTGCTGCCGCCGGGGGCCGCGCTGAGGCTCTGGGTGATGTGCCGGGTGGCCTCCTGTGCTTCGGCCAGCCGGTCAGACAGCAAGTAGTATCTTTTCTCCGCTTCGCGGTAGCGGTTCAGCCACGCCTTAACGGTGCTGTAATCGGTTCTTTCCGGCTTCTGAGTGTCGGTGTCAGGTATCCATGTGCGAGCCATTGTTGCTCCTTTCTTCAAAATCGCGGCAATATTCGGGCGGATTTATGTATCCTTCGTCTTTTTCACCGCTCTGGCAGATATAGTGATATCCGGATTCTGACGCCCCAAATTTTTGCTTTAAGAATACGCACCGGTCGCAAAGGCAAGGTTTGTTTCGGTTGAGCCGCCGCTTGAAATATTCAATTGGGTTGCCATCGCTAAGAACAAACCAGATGAAAAGCCCTGCAAGTGTTGCCATGAACAGCGTGCTTGCAACTTCAAATAGAATATCAATCATTTTACTCCTCCATTTCTTCGATCCAAATTTCAACTCTTGGTTTTTTCTTGTCGTAGTCCACCCGGCTTCCATCGTGGGCGGCAACGATCTTGCTGTTGTCGTCCTCCAGTACGCGGGCTTTCACCAGAATGTCCGTTGTAGCCTCGATGAGGTTTGCCAGATCGACCCGGCGGGCGGTCTTCATGTAGTACACGCACCTCACGTTCACGCGGGCAGAAATGGGGCTGCGCAGCTTTTTGATTTGCCGCAGGCAGTCCGTCTCATAATCCACATAAACCTTGCTGGGGGAAACGAATGGGGTCCCGGAGCGTGTGCGGAGAATGCGGGCAGAGTTTTTCTTTGTGCGCGGGTCGCCGTAGAGAGTCAAGTGCATTTCTTTCGTTCCTCGCTGTTCCACTGCTTGAGTGTTGGTGCGTAATGCCCGCACATCAAACAACAAAGTTCAGTCCCCGGGGCTGACAGCACTGTGAGCTTCGGATTAACTGACTCGATTTTCTTTCCCCATGCAATAAATCCGCTCCCGCACTTTGGGCAAGGAAGAACAGTGTATGATTTTTTTATCACTTCACATCCTCCATCAGATCGTCAATGTGCATCTGCACGGCCTGCTCCGGCACGTCTTCCCAGCCGATGCCGATATAGTCCAGCACACGGCCCCAGCCGTACCAGTTTCCATTTTCGTCCCGGCAGACGTGCTTCATCCAGAACTCCCATTCTTTGGGGTTGGTTTCCCGCAAAATATCAAACCGATGCGGCCTGCCCTCGACGTGGATCCCAAAGCCGCACATGGTGCAGCCGGTGCGCTGCGCCTTTGTGGTGTACAACTTGCCGTCTCTGTCCTTCGCGATCTCGCCATATTCGGCGGGAATAGGAACGTTCAAATCAAGCGCAAGCTGCAAAATGTCCTGTCGGTCGAAAATGGCAAAGGGCGCGCTTCTGGTGGTGGTCTTGCCGAAATAGTTGCAGCCGTGCATCTTCAGGCTTTTTTCGCGCCGCCCGCCTTCGCTGGCCATAAGGCCCATGTAGGGCACACTGTTGTGGTCCCGTGCCCAGTCGTTGCAGGGCTTTTCCTTGAGGTAGTAGCAGCAGCGGTCAGACACCTTGAATGGGGCCGCCTGATACCCAAGCGCTGCGCCCTCCGCGTCTGCGCCGCCAAACAGGTCGAGCCACTTCTGCGGCAGCTTCATGCGGCTGTTCTTCTGCCAGCCGCCATATTCGCCGGTTTCCCCGGTGATGATCGCATGCCGCACGGTTGCGTTTTGATCTGTCGGGTTTTGCAGCAACATGATCTTGCCTGCCTTTTCCTTGCTGATCACAGGCCAGCCAAATTCCTGTAAGACCTGAACCTTACTTTTCAGCGGCTTCAGGAACACGAAAGACGGCGCTTCGCCATCGCCCATCCAGTTTTTGTACTCAGCTTCCATCTCCGCTTCCATCCGCTTGTGTACCTGCTGAACGCCCTTTCCCTCCAGCAATGAGCAGGACACACAGGTGACGGGCAGCCCGATGCTCTCCAAGAAGTAATGCAGCGTGATGGAATCCAGACCGCCCACGGATAGGTGCACGCCCTTTTCGTGCTCTTTTGCCCAGTAGTAAAATGCCTCGGCCATTTCCTGCGCGTGCTCTACCTTGCGCTTGTATTCCCACTTTTGCATCGTCTGAAAGCGCTCGATGTTCGCCAAAGAGCCGTTTTCAGCCATAATCTCCTGTACGGTTTTCATGCTTTTCTCCTTTTTCTGGGCGGGTGTTTTCCTCCCATCCATCCCTCTTTGTTGAAGTCGTTACGGCTGATCCGCTCCGCCGCGTGGTTACCGTTGGTGTAGATGCGCTGCGCTTCCAGCTGACGCTTGTACTCGGCGTACTTCGGGCAGCTGTCGTGACAGATCGGGTGCCGGTCGGGGCAGTCTTTGCAGGGCTCAAGTTTTACCATCGGTCTGCACCTCCTGATTTTCTTTTCCGAGCTCCTTCCTTGTCGGCTCGCTCGCCCGCAGCCTTGCCGCTTCACGTGGGGCAGTTGTGATATCGGCCTGAGCCTGCTTTAAGAATTCGGCACGGCGGTATGTGAGGTCCGGCATTTCAGCCAGCTCTGCAAGCCCTCCCACGCTCCCGGCATAGGATTTTGCCGCCGGGGTGAGTTGGTCATACAGGGCTTTCAGCTCTTTCTGTCCGTCACTACGCAGCAGCCCGCCCTTTTCATCAATGCCGGTCACCATCGGGAACTTGCGCCAGCTCAAAAATGTCTGTGCCTTGCGTGCCGCTACAGCCAGAGCTTCCCATTCAGCGGACGGGTCAAGACACTGGGAAAGCTGCTTGAAGATGTCGGCCACCGTGACCGGATAAACGCATACCCGGTTTGCCGCCAGAAAAGCCCGCTTGACAGTATCGCCGTCATAGTCGCCAAACTGATACGCCCACACATCGATAGTGGTCTGCATCTCCTCATCGGTCAGCGGCTTGGAACCCAGCTTGTACAGTACAAAATTCATGCGGATCAGCTTTGCCACGTCTTCCCGCGTCATGTCTCAAACCCTCTTTCTCTGTCCATCTTCGCCAGCACCCGGGCAAGCTGGTCGTCTACGGTTTCGGTTGGCTGCTTGCCCCTCGGTCTGGCTTGTCTGCTTTGTTCGTTGGCTTCCACGTCTCCCGGTGTGCGCAGGCCGTCCCGTTTCCAGCCGGACAATATGCCGTTGATGTAGTTCCACGAGCGTTTTCCGGCTTCTGTAGCCTTGTCAATCGCCAGCAGGATCATCTCTGTGCTGTACTCCTGCCTCCACTTCTGCAGCTTGTCCAGTGCAGAGCGTGGGAAGTCCCCGACGGCCTGCTGATAATGCTGGACGATCTTGGAAAGTTCTACGTCAACGGCGGCGTGGGCGGCGCTATTATATATATCCCCGTTAGGGGATATAACAGTTCCAGTTCCAGTAACAGTTCCAGTTCCAGTAACAGTTCCAGTAACAGTATCAGTTCCAGTAACAGTATCAGTTCCAGTAACAGTATCAGTTCCAGTAACAGTATCATTATAGCTACCACTTGCTTGCACTTGGTAGCATGTGCTAGCATGTGCTGAGTTTGCTTGCATTTGAGCTGCACGGGCTTTTCCGGCTTCACGGCGCTTTTGCTTGACGTTCTCGTACTTTTCCGTAGCAGAATCCACTCCATTGCACATGAAACGGAAGTTCCCACGCATTCCACGGTCGGAAAACGTTGGATTCTCACCAGTGCGGACGTGTTTCGCCAAAGCTCGCATCAGCTGTCCGACTTCGGCATCCGTGTACTCTTCCAGCGCGTCAAACCAATCCAGATACACGACAAACGACTTTTTTTCTTCTTTTGCCACTTGCTCACCTCCTTTGCACGCCCGTATAGCCGGATAGCACAGCTTGCGAAATCAGAAGGGAAGATCTTCTGCGTCTTCGTTGATGGGGTCATACTCGGTAGATGGAGCCGGTTCAGGCGCGACAGTGCTGTGCGGTGCGTAATCCGCAAGCGTTTCACAGGGGTACATCTGCGCGCCCTGCAGGCCTGCCGGTTCTGCAGGTTCCAGCGGCGGGCCGGGCTGTGCCATCAGGTCGATCATCTGCTGCAGCCAGCGGAATGTCACCAGCCCACCGGGCTGAACATCATCCGCGTCCACGTCGTAATAGACCTTGCCGTTATACTCCCGCTCTTTCAGCTTTTGCGCAAAAACTGTGACCTGATCGCCTTTCTGCAGCATCCCATCCCACTGGTCGATGCTGTGCCAGAGGTTCACGCCCACAAAGAAGCTCTGCCATTTGCCGGATTCATCCTGTGTGCGGCTGGCTTTCAGGTCAAACTTCAGCACCCGCTTCTGCCCGGCATCGCGAAGTACCGGGTCTTTGGCGATCTCACCGTGCAGCATGATGCCGTTCTTGGTCTGGACGATCATGCATCATCACCGCCAAACGGATCATCGGCGTTTTCCTCTACAGAGGGTGCATCCGGGGCAGGGATCAGGGTGCCTGCCGTCTTGCGGTGACGGTGGGAACCTGCGTAAGGATCCAGCACCGGCAGTTCTTCAGGCGACACCTCGCGGGCGGTGCTTTCGGCATCCACACGCACCTCGCATTCATCGTACAGAGCGCCGAAGGTAGACGGGAACGCTTCACGCAGGGCGTGCACCAAAGCCACCTTGCGGATCATGGTGGCCTTCTTGCCATTCCAGAGGGACTTGCCGGTGTCGTACTCGGCCAGCTTCACCTCCTCGTAGCTGGGGCGGGTGCGGTCTTTCCGGTAGACCTTGGCCCAGCCGCCCAGAAGCTCCTCGCCCTCATAGACGATGGAACCCTCCCGGTGGTCCAGCTGCCCGGCTTCCGTGTCCAGCACGATGATGCCGGCCTCAAAGCCGTCAAAGGCCGGGTGCCGTTCGGCCATCTGCATGTAACAGTTCTTGCCCAGGACGATGGTGCTGGGGGTGTCCTCGCTGTTGTTGTCGTAGTGGATCAGATAGGCCTCTTTGGTGAAGGGGTTCAGGTGGTACTGCTTGCATGTTTCCAGAAAGATTTTGCATTCAGCATCGGTAGCCTTTGGGCAGATGAAGTTGCGCACGTCTCCAAAACTCACAGTGAAGTGCTGGCCGTCAGCACCGGTGATCTCCACGGGGACGGACGGGGATGCGGCCTGCATAGCGGCTCTGCCTGCACGGTTGGCATTCTGGACGGAACGGTTTGCCAGAGACTGTGCGTTGGAAACAGAAGAAGTAGGCGCGGGTGCGCCGGGATGAGTAAATGCCATAAGTAAGTACCTCCAAAATTATTTGATAGAACCATAGCGGAAGCCGCGCTCTGCAGCTCCCTGCTTGAACCATGCGATGTCCTCACGGGTGAACTCTACCCAGAAACGATATTGCTTGCGGGCAGGGGCTTTCGACTGTGCAGGCTCTGCGAATTTCTGAAGTATGCTGAAATCCAACCTGCCATCCGGCGTGATGGCTGCATTGCCCTGCGCCGTTTGAGCCGCTTCTGTGGCGATCTGGCGTTCTTCATCGGTCGGAGGGATAATGACCGGAGCTGTGGCCTGCGCCCGCTCTGCGGCCATTCTCTCGGCCTCTGCGCGGCGCTGTGCGTCCCGGGCCTTCTGGCGGCGGCTATGCTCCACAAGGGCAGCGTTCAGATTCAGTTCACACAGATACTCCGTGGTGCAAGCCTCTGCGTCCCCGCCGCAGGTCTCCCGGATCAGACGCAGCTCTTCCCGCCGGGTCTCCACGCTCTTGCGCAGCTCCCGGCTGGCCTTTGCCAGATCATAGGTCTTGTTGAGCCACTGCGGCACAAGCAAGCGGTCAAAGGGGATAAGCTCCCGCAACTCGCCGATGCAGTCAGCATAGACAGCCCGCAGCGCATCCTGCTTATCCTGCCTCTCGGCTTCCTCCACAGCCTTGACTTGCTGGTCAATGGCACCGGAGACAGCCTTGCACTGACCCTGCATCTTCTTGGCACTCTGCAAGAAATCTTCCAACGGCTTCATGTAAAAAGCCTTGGCGTTGCGGGCGGCATCGCTGAGCTGCTTGTCCAGCTTGTTCACTGCGGCGCGGTCGGCCTTGGCATCCTTGATAGTCTCCGGGGTGTAGACGCGGCCGGTGTAGGCGGCCAGCATCTCGGTCAGGTTCTGCTGCACCTCAGCTTCATTCCACCGGATCGCGGGCAGTTCCGGGTGGTCCACCCGGACGGTCAATTCTTCTTGCATAAATATTCACCTCGCATACACAACGTTCATATCAGCGTCAAACACCCTGTACAGCTGTTCGGGCTTTCTCTTTGCCAGTTCATCGGCAATCGAAATTGCATCCGAAGCAACCGGAAATTGCTGTTGCGAAACAAGCGCTGGCGGTTCTTGCGCCACATCGTAAATTCTTAAAAGTGCCACTTGTAAAACCTCCTGTTTGTGATATCTTTGTGGTGATGGGCGGCGAAACTCATCACCCTTTTGGCTTGTCCGTGTTGGAGCACGGGCAGGCTCTTCTTTTTTTGCGGCGTATCGGCGGAAGACTGTCCAACTCATCACGTCGGATGCACTCTTTTTCAAAAATGTACTTGCGAGCCCGACGCCTGCCGTTGCGGCTGTGGCTGCTTGCGGACGCAAAACTGTTTGCGGTTTTGTAACCCAGCCGTCTGGCACACATCTCAGACGTACCGCTGGCAATCAGGTCTCCGGTCTTGGCATCGTACACGGTGTACCACATGACATGGAGGACAGTGTCAGGCATACGTGATCTCCCCGGACTCCTCTTGCAGCATCTCCCGCACGTTGTCCATTTCTTCGGCGCACATCTCCCAGACGTTTGCCCGTGCGGAGTATCCGGCCCGGACAACAATGTCATCTGAGGCTTCGGCTTCTCGCCTGCAGCGTTCGGCAAGCCGCGTGTAGGATTTGACTTTGCCCTCAACGTACTCTTTGGCCGTCATCATGCCCCACGCTCCTGATTCTCCGGGTATTCCGGGTTGCGGGCGTGGGCGCGGTTGATCTTGCCGTACTTGCGCCGCTTTGCGGCTCTCTCCCTGTCCTCTGCGGCAAAGCCCAGACGAGCCAGCAGAACGGCGGCCAAAATCAGCACCAGCGACACCGCAAACAGTGTGCTGGAGATATATCCGGTGGTCTGCGCGGTGCCCTCTGCACCCATAGCTGCGCCCATTCCAACGCCGCCAAAAACGACAGCCAACCAGTAGTAAGTAGTAGATTTGAGTTTCATTCTTTCGGATCCTCCTTTGTATAAACCTTTTCGAGCTTGTAAAAATCCTTCACCCACGCCATAAATCCGGCACGGGAGATCAGCGGAGCCGCACTCTTGGTGTCAATGGATGGCACCGCCCATGCTGGGAAGCTGCCGGCCTGAATCATACCGGTAAAGATCGGCTCACTCACCGAAATGTTGTTGTCACGCATGATCTGGCAGCACTCTGCAATTCCCATGCTCTGCTTCATTATCGTCCACCTCCTTTTTTGTTCTCAGCTGCCGTTTCAGCCGGATATGCTCCAACCGCTCCGGCTGCCTTGCATCCCAGCGCTGTTCAAGCCAACGCTTGTTGTAGTGCTTCTTCACGGTGCAGCCTCCACAAACTCGCCATTTTCGAGGGTGTACCAGGTGTTCTCTTTGATAACGGCTCCGTCAACCTTTGCCATTTTGGCCAGCAGCATATTGCCGTCATCATCGTACTCGGTCAGCACCAGATAGCAGCCCAGTGCGCCGCACGCCTTACCGCAAGCTCCGTTTACAACGGAAATGCTATCTTTTCCGTCTGCTTTTGCGCTGCAATAAGCCCCAGTGGCTGCTGCCGTGCTGGAATCGCCGCTGGAACCCGCCGTGCTGTAATCGCCGCTGGAACCCGCCGTGCT